AGAATGCCGTGCCACCCTCGCCATCGCATAGGTACAGCACCACGGCCTTAGTTCCCCATCCAAGGTCCGAATGGATCGCCGTGTTCGGCATCTCGCCGTTGTAGTTCAGTCGATAGCCCATCGCGTGGATCGATACCGGCCCCACATGGCGTTCCAATGATTCTCGCAAGCCCGGAACCTCGGCCATGCACACGCGCTTGTATGTCTCGCCATCCGGAGCATTAAAGTCGATGAACGGCGCGCACAACGCATCCCTGCGGACTCGGTGAGCGTCCGGAAGAAATTCATCGATTATCTTCATCCACTAGACCCGATCAAGTAGACAACAGCACCCAGCAGGTCGCGCTTAACCGGGCTGGACACGCGGACCCGATAGACGCGGTTGCGGAAACTTCCCAAGCGGTTGAATCGCACACGTTTGGCATACTCGCCCGTCTCGCCCAGTGATCGCTCGCGCCAGTTCGACCAGTTGCGGGCGCCATCATCGCTGTAGCTGAGTTGTACCTTTCGGTCGGCCATCAGGCACTACTCCCGGAAGCAAAGCACGCCATCTGCCCGTTAGGGATGGCGTCTGAAATTTGGCTTAGATCAGCCGTGCTGAACGTGTTGACGGATTCGCCGTCTGATGTAGCCAACAGGAACTGTTCGTTCTCACTCACACTTAGGTAGATTGCGTTCTCAGTGCCAGGGCTGAACAGTTGGTGCTTTGATGCAGCGGAAAGAGCGCTTCCGTCCCATGTGTATACATACAGATCGTTGGAAATATCCGACGAAGCGCAGTAGATAGTTCCGGATGCACTGATAGTCAGCCCAACCCACCAAGCAGAGCCGGCCTCGGTGAAAGACTGCGCCTTGGCAATTCCACCCGACGTTGTGTAGACATGGATCGTGCTGTTGTCGTCCAATACGATAAAGAACGTTCCGTCAGACGCCCAAGCAACAGCTCTGGCCCCACTGCCGGCGAGAAGGCTGGAATCAGTATCAATGAACGACTGCGACCATGTGCCGCCTGAGTTTGAAATTACTACAAGACCAGCACCATCTACGCCATCCCAATCACTCATCCGCCCTACTACAGCCAAGCTCAAACCGTCAGGGCTGTACTTCATGCTAGTTATAAAGCCAGAGGGGAACTGGTGCTGGAATGATCTGGTGAATGGATCAGGGAATTCTGCAGGAGGCGTTTCGGCCTCTCCATCCCATATGACGAGCCAATTTGTCTCTCCCGGCGTCGGCGTCAACTCATAAACAGCGATGCTTGTCATCGCGTAGTTACTTGATGGATTGAAATAAGCGTCACCTCCGTTGAACACGAATTCCGGAGGGTCAACCATGTTGACGGGGTTGGTGTAGTCCAGCTTCGTCCAAGTTCCGCCTACATCTTCCGCCACTAGAATATTACCGCTAGTGGCGTCGTCGGCTGCGACGAAAACATGCTTTCCATCAATGGAAACACGCATGTCAGGGAAATCTTCAAAAAATGTCTGGTCGGTGAGCAGGCGGTTATCCGTAGCACCGGCTCCATCCCAAGTGACTGTTCGAACAGTGTCGGACTCTCCTGTAGTGTTGCCTACGACCACCAGTTCATTAATGACGACTACCGTAATATCTGCCGTATCGTCTAGAGTCGCCGTTCTACCGTCTGCATCCATCGCCTGCACCGTCCAGGAATAGTTGCCTTCCGTGGTGTAGTCGTAAGTCACTAGCCCCGCCGCGCTCATGGAAGCGCCCGGAGGCAGTGACCCTGCGATGATCGAGAACGTGTACGGCGGCGATCCCCCGATGGCCTGATATTGGTACGTTCCAGACGATCCGACGTTTCCGTCAGGCAGGTCTCCCTCAAGAGACAAAAGGAATCCTTGCGCTTCGCAAGGCACCCCGACGCCTGTATCGAAGATCAACTCCGCATAAGGGGCAAACACCCGGTTTTGGTTGGCATGAGCCACCCCGGAAGACCGTTCCGAAACCATCGGATCAGAGCCTTCCGAGTAGCAATTCCAATCCATCACGTACAATCCGCCGTGGTAGGCGTCGCCCGCGATCCACTGGCTGTTCCAGTAGGTGATCGCCGATACCCGCCAACGCTTCTGGTTGTCCGGGTCTACGGAATAGCTTGCGCGACGGTGCCATAGCCCCGTGACCACGTCATAGCCCCACGTCTGGCCATTCAGGAAGGTCAGGTAATAGACTTTGTGGCCCTCATCCTCCCAAACATAGGAAATGGCGGAATCCCAGTCACTTTCAGCAATGGCGCGTTCAATGGCTCGGGTTGACACAGGGACGGCTCGGTACCCATCCAGTCGGTACACGACGCCATCATTGCCCAGCCACATCACCGAATTGTCGATGTTGGCAATAGAGTGACGCGCTGCACACCCCTTGTCGATCACGATGCGCTTTGACTGGAAGGTGCCCGTCGCTGCGCCGACATTGGCGAAGAATTCCGTGGTCGTCTCGTTGAAAACAACCACTTCGAACTGATTCACCGCCAGCCCGACGATCTTGTCCGGGGACGCCTCCGACTCGTACCGGTCGAGCGTGTTGTAATTCAGCGCATCGGCTAGATCCGAGTGAAACCAGAACCGTCCGAATGGCTCGACCTGGACCAGGAATGAGTCCAGATAGGCCGCCTGCACGGCTCCGGGGTAGCCCTCATCTGTGATCTTCGTGAACGTGTCTTCTGACGTGTTGTAGACGTACCCCGCATCGCCATTGACCACCAGCAGCTCGTTACCTTGTCCACGCTGGTTGTAGGCCATCGATACCGGGCCAACACCGGGGATCGTGCCAATCAAGGTGCCGGAACCGTCCGTCGCCACCCGGTACAACTCGTTACCGGATACGACGAATAGCTTGCCTTCGACGTTGATCGAGCCGCGAACGGGGCCGAGTCCGATCTGCACCCACGGCCTAAGCCCCGGCGGCGTCCTGAGCTTGGACGGCGTCCGCGTCCCTGCCACTTCGGCCATCACGGGCAGCCAGTTCACCGTGTCCTGTGCCGCCCATAGCTTGGCATCGTCGGTGTAGAAGCCGCCGATCAGGTCAACAGGCTGATATTTCATCCGATATACCAGCTACTGCCGTTCAAGGTTCGGGAATTCCAGTAATCCGGCCATGGGGCATCAAGAATCGGCTGAATCGGAGTGGCAACAGCCTGATCGCGCAACAGGTCGGAAAGGAATTCACGGGCCCCCGAAACCACGGAAGGCATCGCTTCGGTCCCGTACTCGGGAGCGACCCGAACCGCCAAGTTATAGACAACCGCCTCCTCCGCTTCCGGGGGCACCGGAAATTCGTCCGCAGGGTTGCTGACAGGCTGCCAACCCAACGACAGTCCATTCGCCTCCCATCGACGCACCATTGCATTCAGTGCGTCGATTGCGGTCTCCATGTCCCGGCTTTCGGCGGCTTCGTCTGCGTCAAGCACTTGAATCAGGCGCAGAGATCGACTGACCAGTTTTGCGGTCTCGGTCATGATTTATGGCCCCGACGCCACCTTCAGAGTGCCGCCATCACTCCAAATGGTCTCGCCGTCGGCGGGGTCAGTCGTGGGGACGCTCAGGGCCGATACATTTCCAAGGTCAGCAGGCTGCACCGCTGAATCCGCCAAGGTGCCTTGAGCCGTGGTGGCAGCCCCTACATCCGCAGCCGCCAGCGTGACCTCTCCTGTTTGACCGTTGACACTCTGAACTGCGGCCTCTCCTGCCGCGAGGTCCGCCACCTCTTGAGCGCTGACCGTGGCTCGGCCACCCCCCTCACTTGATACGTACAACTTTTCTTTGCCTGTTGCGGCCATTTCTATGCTCCAAAAAGAAGCCCCGCCGAAGCGGGGCCATTGACGAGGATTCCGAAAGTCAGCCTGCGCTAACAGTCAGAACGCCAGCGTTGCTCCACACTTGACCCTCAACATTGGGATCATCCGTCGGAAGCTCACCTTCAACAAAGATGGGCGCGGTGAGCACAGTGCCGGGGCCAATCGGCCCAGTGAAGGTCGTGGTGTCCGACCGCTCGGGGATGTTCGGATTTTCAATAGCCATGATTTACTCCTTACGCAGGGGCCAGAAGGGACGGATCGTTAGCAACACGGCAAGCCCATTCCGGACGCAGGGCACCAAAGCCCCAGATGATGTCGAAGCGGGTCATGTTCATGTCGTTGGTCATGTCGGAGCCTTCCACGACGCGCATGGAAATGCCCTCGAACTCGCGCCGACTGTTCTTCCAGCCTGCCAGCTCCGGCGCATCCACCGTCACAAACTGGAAGGCTTCCGGACGGTAGCCCAAGTTGATGCCGTAGGTGTCATCTGCAGTGCCATCAATGGTGATAGCCGCAGCATCTGCCGGACCTGCAACCACATTCTGCTCGCTGCCGCTGGTCACGATGGCCGGATAGATCGGCAACGCGCCCGCACCACCGGGGTAGTCCTCGGTAACAACGAACTGACGCAGGTACCCCAAGGTCGCTTTGGTCTGCGGATGCACTGCCACAACGCCGTCAATGGTGATCACCGTGCCCCGGGTGATGACACCCGTGCCAGTGCCGACGGTGATCTCGGAACCGGTCTGGCCCGCACCATCCACCACGTAGCCCGCACCATCTCCATTGGTATGCACGGGGGCGACCGTCGAGCTCACCCAGTCGAAGCCGGAGGCCCGGCCCATGACGCCCTCTTCATACTGCACGTCAATCTGACGCTGGGCGTTGAACAGTCCCGACAGCGCCGGGATGATGGTGGCATCCGATGCATTGTTAGTCAGCATCTTCTTCGTGCCCTTGCCGCCGCCGTTATCCTCGATGTACTTGCGGGCGATGTTGGCGTAGGCGAGCTGCGTCCACTGACCATCCGGCGTGCCGGTCTGGTTCGGGGTCCACTGGTACATCAGTCGCTGCACCGCAGCCTCGACGTTGACCGCAAGATCAGCGATCTGCTGCGACAGGTAGCGGCGGTCGAACTCCTCGATATCCAAGGCCAGCTCTGCGCTAGTGTACTGACACTCGAAACCGATCTGCTCCTGAATGGTAACGGGGCGGACCAGCGTCTTCAGCGGCCCGGGCTCGGCTACACGGCCTCGTCGAATTTGGGCGTGCTGCGGGATCGGAACACGAACATGGTCGCCAATCTTGGGCGCGCCCTTGAACTCCTTGGCGTAGGTCTTGGGGATGCTCTTCAGAGCGGTAAGCGATTCACTGAAGCGCATCAACGCGCGATCAGCAATCTTGTCGGTAGTCAACAGTTGATTTGCCATGATTCTCTCTCGAAGGGATTATTTGGCACCCCTTCGCTTCCATTCAGCGATTCGCTGCGCTGTCGTTATATCCGGAGAGTCAATGTCCACGGATGGTTTTCCAGCGCCGCTTACCGTCTTGGGAGGCGGTGGGGCGTTAGTGGTTTTCTTTGGGATGGGCGCAGGCGTCGAATCAACCTGCTCGCCGCTGAACTTCTCGGCCAACTTTACAACCTCACGCACCATCTGCAGGCGCGGGAGTTCAATCAGACGTTGTGCCTCATCCGGGTGTGCGGCTAAGTGATGGGCAATATCCAGATCACCTTCATCACCCATGAACAAGTCCACCAAGGGCTTGAACGCGGGATTGAGGTTAACTGGGGATGAGAGGATGTCATCCCATGTCCCATCGCCTACACGTTCCTCGAATGCATCAACACGAGCCTTGAATGCTTCAGCAGCTTCGGTTTGTTTCCGACTCTCTTCCTCGGCTTGGCGCTGTTGATCTCGACTCTCAATAGCCCGTTCCACCTTGTATTGGGTGTACGCGTCATAGTCGAAATCGAAGTCCTCCAGACCCTTTTCACGAACCTGAGCAGGCGCTTCCGCCTCCGGCTTCGCTTCTTTTGCCTGAAGTTCTTCCAGCACTTGCGCGCGAGTCCGCGCTTCGGTCACTTGCCGTTCCCGTTCCAGCCGTTCTTTCATCCAGCGAGGCAGGCGCTTGCGCTTGCCCTCACCAGGCTCCGCCGCTGGCGCGTCATCTTCTCCCCCTTCAGGGGATTTTTCATGGCCTTCAGGCTGTTCACCATCCGGCTTCTCTTCTCCCGCTTCTGTCTTGGGTTCAGGCTTTCCCGGTTCAGGTTCGGCCTTGACCTCGACCACTTCGCGGGTGTCGGTTGATTTCAGCTCAGCAGAAGCTTCCGCGCCCGACGGCACGTCGTTTTCAGTATCGCTCATTATGACCTCAGAGTCCGGGTTACCCGCCCGGTGCGGTGCCCGCTATTGCGGTATATCTCCGCCCATAGAAAAGCCCCCTTCCGGGGGCTGCTCAGGGGGCGTGGGTTGTGGCTGCGGCGGGGGAATCCCCATCGCATTGGCTTGCATACCGAGTTGCAGGGCTGTCGCTTGATTCTCAAGCTGTTGCCCTTCCGCCTCGGCGGCGTATTTTCCGGCCTGTGCCGCACTCTTCTCGGCATCGGCCACGTCTTTCGGATTGGGTTGCGGAGGCGCAGGGGGCTGGTCGTTCTCGCCCGGCTCAAGCAACCCCTGCTGAACCATGACCTTTCGTGCAGCATCGACGAACTCATCCATCATTCCGGGCACGTCAAGCGACTTCAACAGCATGAACTGCCCCAGGGCACCAAACGGCCCCGGTTGTTGCGCCATCGCCTGCGCGGCCTCAGCAAGCTCCATCCTTGATGTATCGAAGTTCTTGCCAACCGTTACCGTTACATCGTAACGCCCCCTCGACAGATCATTGATGATGATCGTCTCGCCGGTCTGCTCATCCCGAATCGGGCGATTGACTCGGACAAACTTCTCTGCATTGTCATTACCAAGAATGCGAATCGACCGCTCGGCATCGTAGTAATGGGGAATCGAGTCAACCAGCACATCCCCTAGCCGCTTCAGCGCCTTGATCTGATTGTCGATATAGACAAAGTTGGCAATGTCGCCTTCTTCCTGGCGCGCCAAGATCGCCCGCCCCGAACTCTCGTTTGACCGCGCCCCGATGGATGCGTCATAAATTCCGAGGTTTGCCTTCAGCTCGTCTTGAGCAATAGCAGACAGGTTAGCAAGTGCCGTAGGAAGCTGCGCCATCGGCTCACGGGTTGGTGAAGCGGTCGCGGACGCTGGGTCCACGTTGTACAGCAGCACAGGCGGATCGTCGTAGCCCATGCGCTCGTAGTAGCTCTCCAGCCCCTTGATCATGGCCGGCGTGGCCTTCATTGGGGAGTTAGGCAGCTTCGCCACTACCTCCACCATCGAAGACATTTCAAAGTTGTGGATGGTCTGCGCGTCCCGTCCGAACCGGGTCATGCCCGAATAGATTTGCTTGCCGTTGATGCTGATCAGGTCGCCCCATTGCGGGATGATCGGGAACAGCGTGCCACCCCACTTTGTAGGCTCTTCCAGCTTCCCGCGGCCCGACACTAGGCAGGAATAGATGCAGTCGCGGGTGACCTCGCGCTCTTGTGCAACCTCCAGCCCAGCCGCCATAGCTTCATCACGGATTGGGTCGAATTCTTCAGCATCGACCACTGTTCCGTCATTCAGCATGTACAACTTGACCTGCTTAGGCTCCTTGTACCAATACTCAGCGATCCTCACCGTATCCTTGTTGAACCACTCCCGGTCGTAGTTGTCCAGCGACATCGGCGCGTCGAAGTCTACGGCCTCGGCGTCTGGCCATCGGCTCTTGAACTCATCCAGCGGGATGTTTTCGTCGATGAACCAGAAGCTCGCGTCTGACCGGTCAAACTCGGTCGCTGCGGGGTCGCACCATACGCGCATCGGATCAGGAACCGCCTTGATCTTCAGGCATTGGTCGAACGAATGGTCGCTCTCGTACTCGGCCACCACCCGCAGAGCACCGTAACCGCCTCCGCATGACCACTGGAACGCTGTGTCGTAAGCGTGTTCTGCGCTGGATTCGACCTCGATGTTCTTGATCAGACCGTTGTAGATTTCAGCCAGTTCGACATCGCTGTCCTCAACAGCCCTCACCTTGATCTGCGGCTTGTTCTTGAGCTGCTGACCCGTCACCCGACGAATCAACTGCCGGATTCGGTTGAACTCGTAGCAGGGCTTGTTCTTGCGCTTGCTCCGCAGGTGATCGTCCCACTGGTTGCCGGATACAAACGCAAACTCCATGTCCTCAACTACACGGCGGCGCTGCTCGGTTTCGAAGCCAAACGCAGACGAGGCGCGCTCCAGCATTTTGCGCATGAATTCATCTCGCCCGCCTGACTTGTCGCCAGCAGACTTTCGATACTTGCTCGCCATATCAGCCTTCGTAGATGGATGTGCGACGTAGGGGGTCGGCACTTGAAAATTGAGAGGTGAAGTTCAGCTCTACCGGCTTGCCCGAAGAGGGAGGGTTCAATTCCCAATCGACCGCCATCAGCCCGTATGCGTCGGCGCTATGGCTGGACCAATCATGCTCCGGCCCAAGACCGATTCCACGCTTGTCGTCCTTCTTCTCGTGATACCAACCAAGCGCGTCCAATCCGGCGCTGGTTGTCTCTTCGTTGAACCAGACCGATGGGAACAACCTGCGTGCTACCTCGATGCGACGCTTTGCTGCACCTCGGCCCATATTTGGAAT